CTGCCCCTCTCGGTAGAGCACCAGGGCAATGGCGGAATAGCACGCAATATCCTTGAGCGTGTCTTCAATGCCGTCGAACTCGCATTTCCCACGGCGGAAGTACGCCTTGAGCCGGTGCATCTTGTCGCTGATTCGCAGGATGCAGCCCGCCCACGCTGGCATATTCACCACGTCGGCACTCTGCCGGATGTTGCTCAGCGCGTCCTCGTCAACGCCGTAGTCAAGAGTCTTGGCGAGATGCAGGGTTTTCAGTTCCTCAAGGATGGCGAGGAACTCTCGCGAGCCGGGCCGGATGTCGTCGCTCTGATTGGCGAGGATGCTGTCACCCGTCCACCGGATGTCATCCTGCACGGCTTCCATCTCTCGCTGCCCTTGCAGAATCCAATCAGCCGGCACCGTTTCCTCTCGCTCTGCGGCGTACTTCTCGGCACTCGCCTGCGTGATTTCCTTCCACCGATCTGGTGCCTCGTCTGCCGGTGCATGGCACTTGCCGCCGTCGCAGCATCCGCCAGATAGGCGAGTCTCCACAGCTGCTCGCAGTTGTGCGTTTGTGTCTTCGAGACTGGTGATGATTCCTTGCATCTTTTTCCTTTCGATTAGGAGCCGAGCGGTGTCCGCAGCCAGAGCACCCGATGTGCCGCACCACTGTCCCTGAAATCTGTACGCTCGCTGGCGGGCTTCGGCGATGTACTCGTCAGTCAATTCGTAGTCCATCAGTCAAGCCTCGGGCCTGCGACGTGCATGGATGCCAGACCGCCACCGTGGCGATACAGAAACGTCTCCATCGCCTGCCTGCTTCCGATCCATCCGTTGATGGCGTGGTAGTCGTCTGGCGGATTCAGTGCCGGTGCTGTTCTGACGATGACGCCGTCAAGCGTGTCGATGGGCTTGTTGTTTGCAGCCGCCTGGTGGTGAAGATGACCAGTGTGCCACTCGCGGTAGACGCTCTGGCTCCACGCTTTTGGCTGCTCTAGTGCCATGATCTGTGGCAGCTTAGGCTTTGCCTTATGCCCGTGCGTGAAGCCGAGAAGGTTGCCGACGCCGTCTGAGAGATACTGCCTGCCGGTGAAGTCGGGCTTCACCTTAACTGTTCGCGAATTGCGAAAACGCTCCTGCAAGATTCGCTGGAATGTCCACGTCAGCACTTCGTCGTGGTTTCCATTGACGATCACAACGTCTGTCGGCACAGTCTCGGCGGATTGCTGAACCAGAGACAACAGCGTGTCGCAGCCGACTTCGATCATCTTCTGAAGCCGTCCGTCACGCTCTAGCGGCGTGCCGCCGGTTGTCGTTCCGGCAGGCGTATCGTAATGGAACAGGTCTCCCAAGAAGGCGACCGTGCGTCTGGCTGGCTTGTTGTCGTTGCCGACTGCCAGCAGTTCGCTCGCAGCGTCGCCGACAAGCCGAGCGGCAATGTCCAAGTCGTAGTCGCCGCCGCCGGTTGTTTTGTCCCAGCAGTATTTGCCGAAGTGCGTATCTGCAACGACGAGCACCTGCCACAGTCCATCACGCTTAGGTGCCTTGACAGACTTGGTCAATGGCTTGCGGATATCCTTCTTTGCGGCGTCAATCATCGCCTGCACCACCTCGCGTGTCGTCGGCCCGCCCTTCGGCTTGAGCCTCACAAACACCCGGTGCAGTTCAATGCTGCCGCCTTCGCCGTCGCCACACTCCCACTTGGTTGCCTCACTGGCAGCAATCTCGAAGCGGCTCATGTCCGCCTCAATGTGACGCAGCAAGTCCTCAACCGTCTTGATTCGCTTGCTGGTGGAGCGTGCCTCTAGCACGTCGCCGGATTGCGACTGCGTCACCTCTTCGGCGTCGGCCCGCTTGGTCGGCGGCACCTTGGCTTTGATTGCGTCGCCTATCTTCGCAGCCATAGGGAAATCTCCTTCCATCCAGCGACGAGCCACTTCCGCTCTGCGGCAGTCTCGGCTACCAGTTGACCGATCTCGCGTGCAGATGCAGCCCCGTAATCGCCAGACTGAAACCGGCGACGCACGTCCAGCAGCTGCTCCTGCACGTCAGGCGGCAGACGGTCGAGCCACGGCTTAGGGCCGGGCTTGATGCCACGCACGCGATCACGCACGGCGTCGGCTAGTGCGGCGACGCTTGGGCGTTTCGTCTTCACGCTCGGGCTCCTTCCCTTTGAGATGAATCCACCCGTCATCGTCTGGGATGCCGCCACCAGCGTGCTCCTCGTCGTCGTCCAACTCGGGCGGCAGGATCACCGCCTCGGTCTTCGGCTGTGGCTTGGTGCGTCCCATGCCACTAGGGTGGCAGCACTGTCAAGCGTTCCGCCTAGCGTTGCTGATAGCCCGCCGCACGAGCATCCTGCCCGCAAGGTCGAGGAACGGCAGGCCGCGAGCCGTGGCCTCGGCCCGCATGACGGCAACCACCTCTTCGATGCGTTCCGGCTTGCTGCACTCGTCTGGCCCCCATGCGTCCATCTGCGCTGCCTTGGCTCGGCACTGGCACGTTGGCGTTGGGTTGATGCCGAAGCGTTTCAAGAGGCGGGATAGCTCAGTGCCGGGGCCGTGGTCGGGTGGGGATTGTAGTGCGGGCGTTGCATTCACCGGAGCCTCTGGCTGGCTGCGGCACCGCCTGATCGCATTTGGATATTGGCTCTGAAACCCGCACCGAGGGCAGGTCATCGCATCGTTATGAAGGTCGCAGTAGTTAAACATGAAACCTCACGGAAGGCAGCGTTCCGTAAGACGGGCAAAGCCCACCCGTAAGCGACTCTGCGTTCACACGTCCGTAAGCATCATTGCCACCCACAAACACCGACCAGTTCACAGAACAATAGCCACCACTGAATGAAAGCCCTGGGAGCCCACTACCGTTCAGCGTTGAGCCCATAATTGAAAAGCAGCACGTCCTACCGTTTTCGGTCCTTGGGCGATAAGGCAAAGTAATCCACGATCCCAATGGCGATATGAAAATAAAGCCGCCAACCGAGTTATCAGCAAACCAAGGAATGTCGTCGTACACTGGAGCCAACACACTGCACTCAGTGGTTTTGGGAAACGTCATCGCATAAGTGCAGCAGCAGCGAGACCCAACGGTTGTGCCCCAAAACGCTTGAGAGCCAAACGCTGCGTAATTCAGCCCGACGCTCTGAAAGCAACTCGACTCTGTCGCTGCAATTCCGCTTGAAAGTCGGTCGAGAACATATGTTCCGTCCCATGCGGTCCCTCCGCTGAGTGTGGCGTAAATATGGTCTGGGCTAACACCGCCCGCAGATAGGCATCCGCACTTGCATTCGCACGCCCCATCCGCACACGTCGTCCCCACGCCCTTGAACGTCTTCCCCGTCCCTTGGCACTGGCACTGCGGCTTCACCGTGCAAGTCGCGCCCTCGCAGCACGCGCCCTCGCGGCAGGCTTCGTTGCACTCGGCTTCGGTGCGAAACGGAGCAAACACGGGTCCAGATGGCGTCTGCGCGGCGAGCCTCTGCTTTCCAGCGCGTCCGTTGTATTCGGGGACTTTTCGGCACGTCATGGCGGGACTACCTCAACCGTGCAAATCTGACGCCCGCTGTTTGAAAGAGTCCACTTCAGCCCTGAAAGCGTCGGGTTTGTTGTCGTGAATGGGCCGGTGTCACTTCGGTGTACATTGAAGTTCGTGTTGCCACGAGCTGATATGTAACTGCCAAGTCCGAGACTTTCAGTGCCACTTGTGGACACAGTGCAGGATGGTTGCGTGTTTTGCCACTGAGAGTAAGGAATCCGCGTAGCAGAGTCGTACTGCTTCACAAATATGGTGGTAACAAGAAGGCATTCCCACGGCGTTCCAATTGGCTTTTCCGCTTCGCCAGAATTTCCAGGTGCTATGACTAGGCTGTTGACGCCGGCTATCCAAGGGTTGTGCAGATAGTTAGGCCATGCGCCGTCTGTGTATGCACAGCTATAGCCATAGTTTTGAAGGTAATTTACAGGCACCAGGATCGACGCTTTAGTCAGCGAAAAAGTTGCATTCAGCGATGTTGAGGCGTCGTATGTGCGAGAGAAAGCGTATGACGGCCCCTTCTCGTCGCCACCGCCGAAAGCCCACTCGCACCATCTTTCTCCCGAAAACGTCACGCTCACGTTGAGCGTATCCGGCGGCAGTTCATCCTCTCCGCACGTCCAGAGCGAGTTGTAGCCGATGGGAGTCTGACTGCACGGGTTGTCGTAGCAATACCACCCTTCGCAGCAGTTACAGCTCTCCGCGAGCTTGCCGTCCTTGACGATCAGCGATCCGTTTTTGGTGGCGAGTGTCATGTGCAGGCCGTGGTGGAGACCCACGCCAATCCGCCGTTGGCTGCGTGCGTGAGCACTTGCTGAGTGGACGCCGAGTAGCCTGTCATGCTGTGCCAATCCCAGCCGACGAGCACCCACTCATCGGCAACATAAGCGATGAGGCAAGCGGAACCCGATAGCGTGGCGATGTAGTTCTTCGCCGTGTACGTCGCACCAGACACAACGGCATCCGTAACCGTTGTCGTGCTGCCCTTCGTCCACGTTCCCGAGAACGTGCCACGAATCACGCCGGCCTGCATACGAATCAGCGCCCAGTTGGAATCCTTCCACAGCACATGAGCGCCAGACGCTTTCCCGAGGTCTGCCGCCTTCAGCTGCACCACGCCACCCACAGCCACTCTGCCAACCTTGCCGCTCTCAATCGGCTCTACAGCCACGCACCAGGCCGTCGTGCTCGCAGACGGCGCGTCACCCGTCAGTACGGGCATTTCCTCGAACGACGCCGTAGCATCGCCTGCCGACGACGTAGGCGTGATTGCCACGCCAGTAATCGCCAGCACGCCCCAGCGTGCGACGGTCACAGACGGGCGGCAGTACGCCCATGTGTACGGCTTCAGCACAGGCGAGCCAGGGACGCCTTCCGTGCCGGCGTATGCACCGAGCACCAAGTCAGCGGCGTCCTGCGCCCGGTTCCACGCACGGGCCGATATCGCCCCGCGTAGCGGCTGGCCTTGCTCAATGCGTCCGTCTGGGCGTGACATCAGACATACCCCGTGCCAAGCCCGAGCAGCGAGAAGTCAGAGTCTTTGTAGACCTTGGAAACGTAGACGGCTTTCGGTTGCTTGATTAGCGAACTGCCTGACACGGCATCCTCGTATCGCACCCAAAGGTACTCGTGCCCTTTTTTCTCAACGCCGCTGATGCTGCCGATGGTCTGCCCGGTGACGTTCTTTGACGCCACGAAGCGATACGAGAGTGACCACGGGCCTTTTCCCTTTTGGTCGTCCCATTCCTGCGAGCCAGAGCACCCTATAAACAAGACCTCGCCAGCCTCAAAGCCGCGAAACGATGCGTTGTTCGTCGTTCCCGTAATCCCTGCGATACCTCGCACGTAAGTAGCGGTGACGTACGCATTGGGCACGTCATAGCTTTCCTGCCACTGAAGCTGCGGCACGACAATGTCAACGCCGTTGACGCCGTTTGAATCGACGCCGATAGCACCTGACATATTTGTGGCAGACGACGGGTATCGCTTCTCGAAGTCGAGCGTGCCGCCAGAGCCGACAGAGCACGCTTGCGTGATGTGCTGCGTGCCGCCTGTGGTATCAAAACTGCGGGCACGCTTCAGCGGGTCAGACGTCGAAGGCTCTGCTCCAGCCTTCTCGTAGTTGATCGTAACTTGCCACGCATTGTCGCCGAGGTACGCGACGCTGTATTGCTCCACCCACAGTTGAGCATCGGCGACGCCGGGATACTGCCAGCCGTAGCCGCCGCTACTGATCTGCTGGTTGATGTCAGCGTGCAGCACAGTGTCGTCTGCGGTGCCGAAAACCTTGTAGCTCTTCGTGTATGACGACGTCGCCTTCTTGCCACGCCGCACAATCGTCGCCTGACGTGAGTCGCCGTCTTCTACCCAAGTAAGTGCCATTACGCCGCCACCTTTCCGCCGTCGTCAATCTTGCGGGTGTTCTTAGCCGTTTCTTCCGCCGCCTTCGCCGTGCGTTCAGCGAGCGACGAGCCGCCAAATATCTGCCCGAGATTGGTTGACGAGAACGTGCCAGCCACTTGCCCCATGCTCACGGCAGATTCAGCACCAGCGGCACCAGCACCAGCCGTCGCAGCCTTCTCGCTTGGCGACGCGCCCATAGAGCCAGTCGCCTTGCTAATCCGCTCCTGTGCGTCTGTCAATGCGTTGTCGAGCGTGTCTGCCTGCGAACTCGTGAGCCTGCCGTTGGAGTTGAGTGCGTCAAACTGCCCGTAAAGATCGCGCAGCTGGTCGATTGACGTGGCACCTTCGACCTCTTTGAGCAGGTCCGCAAACTGCTCGCCCATGACCCGACTAGCCTTGCCCTTTCGTGCCGTCGCTCCGACGTTGTCCTCTGCTGCCTGCGTCTCCTTGCGACGTTTGTCAGCGCGCCTTGCGTTCTCTGCTTGCCGCTCGTCCTTCGTTGCCTGTGCGTCGTCCTTGATTCCCTTGGCGCGATCCTGCCTATCCTTCTCCGCACGATCATTTTCTTTGCCAGCCTTCGCCGTGCGCCCCTCAATGCCTGGACGCTCCTGCCGTCGCTGCTCTGCACGGGCGGCGTTCTCGTCCCTGATTGCAGCGACACGCTCTTCCGTATCCTTCGCACCCGTGATGAATCCCTGCACCCGAGTCCATGCGATCTGGATGCCAGCGACGAGGTTGTCAAAAGTCGCCATCACGCCGTTTGCGATGTTGTCGAAGAAGCCCATGATGAAGGCTCCCATCGTGTTAAGCAGCGCCGCCGAGTCTGTATAAATCTTGTCCCACGCGATGTAGATGCCTGAGCCGATGTCTGTGAACACGTCTTGAAACGCTGCCACCCACGGATCAACGTAGGACATCAACGCTTCAGTGCCACGCAGCCAGCCAGCGACAAGCCCGGCCCAGAGCACGTCCATCGCACCGGACAAGTCACCAGCAGCGACGGCTTCATAGACGCCGTTGAAGGTGGTCGTGGCAGTCTTGGCGAGATCGCCCAGCACGACGATGCCGTCAGAGACGGCAGCACCGAAACCCTCGCCGATGGCTCCTGCCGCCTGTTGGACGAGCGGAGCCACCGGGCCGAGGGCCGCACCGATCTGGTCCTTGAACTTGTAGAGAGCAAAGACCGCAGCGCCGATGCCAGCCGCAACCAGCAGCACCGGGCTAGCAAGGGCAGAGAAAAGACCAAAGCCCTTCAAGACAAGACCGATGGAGCCGCTCAACGCCTGCAACGCATACCCTACAGTCGCCATTGCGGCACCGATGCCAATGGCTGCGGCGGCAACTTGAGCAAACAGGACGATGGCTTCCTTGTTGTCAGTCGCCAGCTTTGTCAGCCCGTCAATGAAGCCAGTGATGAACGGCACGACGCTGGCAAGAGCCGGTGCGACGGCGTCCGTGATGGCAATTGCCATCCGCTGCATCGCAGCCAGCACGCTGCCGAACGAGCCAGCCAGGCCCGACATCACCAACTTGTACTTCTCGCCCACCGGCAGAGCGGAAGCCATCGCCTCGCGCATCTTGGTGAACCCATCCACGCCTTCAGAGGCGAGAATCGACGCGGCACGAATAGCGTCCGCACCGAAGATGCGGCGGAAGATGTCATCCTTCGCCGTCTGGTCAAGCCCGCCCATTGCCTGCGTGAGCGTGCCGATGATCTCCACCATCGGCTTCATCTGCCCGTCAGCACCACGGAACGAGGCGACAGAAAGCCCGAGTTGGTCAAGAGCACCCACGGCATCGTCAGCCGGTGCCATCAGCCGCATCAGCATCGTCTTGACGCTGGTGCCAGCGTCGCTGCCCTTCACGCCAGCATTGGCGAGGATCGCCAGCGTGGCCGACAAGTCCTCAATGCTCTGCCCCGCTAGGCCGGCGACGGCAGACGACATTGAGAACGCTTCCGACATCTGAGCGATGGACGTACTCGACGCATCCGCCGCCGAAGACAACGCATTGGCGGCGACGTCGGATGACACCTTGAACACGTTCATGGCGTCCGACATCACCACAGCCGCCTGGGCAACGTCCATCTCGCCAACCTTGGCGAACTCCAACGCCGTCTTGCCGGCACCGCCAAGGACAGCATCAAGCGACATGCCAGCCTTCAGCAGTTCAAGCATGCCTTGAGCAGCCTCGGTCGGCCCGACGCCGAGAGCCTGCGACATCGCCATAGACGATGCTTTGATCTGGTCAATCTGCGCCGATGTCG